GAGGTGGGTGGTGGTCTGGTGTAGGTTTTTTCCCATGATTGTTTGTAGCTGTGTCGCGTATGTTTGTTTGTTCTGTTATCGTGTGTGTGTGTGTTTGTTGGGCGTGGTGGTCGTATTTGCTTACGGTGGTGTTGTGTTGGTTTGGTTGTTGTGGTTTGTGTTTGGTTTGGTTGTGTGGTATGGTGGTGGTGTCGGGTTCAAGGGAAAGGAATTGATATGTGGCATTTTGTTATCACCGTAGATGGTTTTCAGGTGTTTGAGGTTTTGCCTGATTGTGTGAAGACTAGTGGTGTGTTTCGTGCGATGTCATTGAAGGAGTCGTTGGATGGCGTTTTGTCTCATGTCCGTCATGCGTATGTTGGGGTGGACGTGAGCGTGGATATTGACAACGCCACGTTCGATATGGATGGCAATATGATTGGTATGGTCAGGGTGGTGATGTTGTAATGGTTGGTTTGGTTGTTGCCGTCTGTATTTTTTCCGTACTGTTTTTCACGATGACTGCTATGGTGTTTTGCGAATTGCCGCGTAATGCGCGTGACGTGTTTTGTTTTTTGATTATGGTTGTGTGTGTGGTGGTGGTGGTGGGTTGATGTTATAGTAAAGTTGAAAGGTGGTTATAATGAAGTCAAAAGTTATTGCCTATGATATGGATGAAAACTACTATGCGCGGTCATGTACGAGTGTTTTATTTCCGTTATTATCCTGATTCAAATCGTCCTGTGTCTGACTTGCGTCTTGGTGTTTATTCGGATATTGGCAAGGCTGATATTGGGGTGATGTCGAGTGGGTTGAGTATCGTAAGAACGTTATCCGTAGGCGTGATTCAATGTTGAATAAGTGATACAAATAAGCCCCGATAAAATCGGGGCTTATTTCATTGCTGTGTGGATAGCGTGATTTTCATGTCTTTTAGAGCGTCGGCCACGGCTTTTTGTACTGTCGCATTTATCTGCTGTGGGTCGCCACCCTGTTGTTTCACTAATGCCGTCAATGCCGCGTTTTGTGCTGTTAGAGTGGTTTGAAGGTTTTTCACTTCACCTCTTAGATATTGGATTGTGTTATATTGGCCTGTTTGGTAATTGAACATGTTTTGTCCGCCACCGTATGTGTAGCCCCATACTTTTGCGGCGATTTGGTTCATTTCGGTATCTGTTACCATTTCGTTATCTCCCGTGTAGTGTAGGTAGTAGTCCCAAGGGTAATTGTAGTATCCTCTGATGTTTGTTTCATTGCCTGTTTGGTCGCCGCCTATTCCGTTTGCCGTTCCTTTTTCCGATATGCTTGCTTGGGCTATTTGCCCGTTGCCGATGTAGACGCAAGTGTGGTGTGTGACGTTCAGCATGATGTCGCCGTATTGCGGTTGTCCGTTGTTGGGTGTGATTATCCAGCCTCGTGAGGTGAGATTAGATGTCATGTTTCCCGTGTAGGTCGCTTGACCTGTGTTGAATCCGGCCTCGTTCAGACAGTGTATTACAAGGGACGAACAGTCGCAATTGCCGCCGTCCCTGAAATCCCATCTGTCGTTTTGGCTGTATCCTAGCGAAACGTCACGACACCAATAAATCATGCGATTAACAAAAGTGTCAAGACTTGCCATTATATCACACTTTGTCAGAAGGCGCAAGTGGCGGCAATTGCTGTGTTATGCTTTCTTCGCTTGATTTTGAATTGTCAGCGTGCTTTGCCTGTGCTGACTGTTTGGTGATTGAAGAAGTGGTAAGTTTGTCGATAAAATCCGTGTTGTTCTGAAATACCGACAACACGCCACTTGTGACTAGTTCCGGAAATATGATTCCAAGATTTTCGGCAATCGAAGTAAGTTCCAACGCGATGATTGTAAGACTTACCAAGAATAGAAATTGAATATTGTCGCCCAATTGTACAACCTTATGCAATTCCGCCCAATCAAGCAAAGCGCCAGTGCAAAGGCATGCAAACTCGGCAAGCTTGTGTGTCAAGCCCACGCGCATTTTTCCCGAGCTTAACGTTTTTGACCCCCATGCACCAATCACGCCCGTAATCACGTCCAATAAGATGAACCCAATCGCAACAAGCGCGGCGTATTCCTCAACCGTCATTTCAACCTACTTTCCTATTATTTGTCCTATGACCATGCTAAAATCGGCCTTTGACTGTTTGTTGTCAAATCTTAATTTACCTGTACGGTATCCGTCAGTAAGATTGCGTATGATATTGTCCGTTTTTTTGACGTACACAATGTTTGGCGTGACACCACGATAATCCAATGTGAAATGCTTTTCGGCATTTGCCTTGATTATCCTTGACACATAGTATGTACGTTTGGTGAAGTCGGAATTATAGCCAACCCAAACCCCAAAACTTCCGTACGTTTCAGTGTCCAACGTATATCCATAATGTGCGTTTGACGGTATGCGGTTAATAAGTTCCGGCGAATCGTCAAGAAACCTGTTGTCTATAGCGTATTCGGCGTAATCCGAATCGTGCGCCAAGAGGAATTTGCCGAAACGTGATTGCGATACCTTTGCACTGAATCCGCCATAGTCAGCAAACTCGATACAGATAAACCCGCCGCAATACCGCCCGAACTGTTCGCCGTCTGATTGCTGTTTAGAAGTGTCTATCTTGAATTTACTGAAATACGGGTTTGCCTGTATCACGGCGTTGCTTAGGAACAATACGCGCGTCCTGTCGCTCCATCTGTCTACAGTGTTATAGAATTCCTCAAACTGTGTAACCTCATTGCGAAGAAACGTAAGATTGTCGGGGAAAACCTCATCATAGATAATCCAATAAACGTTAGGATACGGAACCGATTTAACGCCGCCCGCCTGTGATAATGCCGCAAAGAATCCGCAAGTTTTCCAGCCTTTTTTATCGTCGTCCCCATCTCGTAGGATTTGAGCCAAATTCCCGTTGACCCTGAATGCGAACCCTTTGAAAAACGGTTCCATGTCAGCAAAGAACGAATCCTTGGACTTTTTAATATCCTCCCAAGACCTTCTGAGATATATGAATTGGTGTCCGTTTTTAATGAAGTCTCTTACGCAATGACGCTTTGCATCAAAGGTCTTACCCAACCCTCTAGCGCCGATAATGAAGTTCCAAGCCGAGTTAAGTGTTAGAATCCTGTGCAAAGAATAATAGTCCGCTTCCTTAATTTCCGACATACCTTCTCACTTCCCACATAGTCGCTATGTTCATTTCGTCTGTAATGCCGTCCATTTGTTTCGGCCCATTATCTGGCCCACCGTGCGAATAAACGGCGGATTGTCCATCATTTATGAAACCGCATACGTGGTCATAATTTGGATTACGCGATTTCCAAGCAAGCAGAAGCAAGTCCCCCGATTTTACTTTTGCGACCGCCTGTTGTGGTGAATCCGTATCGGAAAACGCTATACGCTTCCCCTTTTTCGCCATATCGCCCGTCCAATTTCCTACATCAATGCCCAACGTGTCCTGATAGGCACGCCACCATAAGCCCGAACAATCAGTGTAACTCGACGAATCGGGGTCAAGCCGTCCGCTACCCTGACCGTACGCAAATTTGCCCATACGCTGTGATACCCATTTCACTGCTTCGTTGGCATTGCCGTTTGGATTTGTCGGCGTTCCGGTTTGCCCGCCGTCTATCGGCGTTCCGCCGTCGCCGCTCTGAAACCAATTCTGCGCCGTGCTTTTCTTGAATTGTATCGTAGCGCCGCCCGAATGCAAATAAAGACAATCCCCTTGTTGGCTAATCCAAGCCTTGTTTGCGGGGGTCGGCTGAATCGGCGTGGGATTACCACCCGCCGACATGTCGCCGGATTGCCCAAAATCGGGCGGCACTGATTGCCCGTCCCAATTCTTCAACAGATTGTAAACGGTGTTATACCTGTTACGGTATTTTCCAAGTATGCCGTCATTGAGACATGTCGTATACAATAGGTCAAGCGATGCCGTTGCCGAACATGAGCGCAATACGTTGAAAGCCCGTTGTGGGCTTTGGTGATACATCGACATGAAGAAAATACGTTCGCGCATGTTCCCGCTTGGAAACCCTTGAGCGTCGCAAACCTGAGAATAATTGGTGTAATCCGTTTCCCATTGCGCTTGTTGGAATTGACGGTTTTCCTTCCTTTTCGCCCACGCAACCCACGCGTTTCCCTCGGCTTGCGTTACATAACGTGCCGTAAAATCAACGCTGTTCTGCTCTACCTGTTGTGCCAATGTCGGCGCGGCTGATTTGAACGCGGCATATCCGCTTGGGTCTGATTGAGCGCCCAAGCGGATTAGGTCAGCGGCACGGTTGCCATACCATTGCATCATGCCAAGCGTGATAGGGTCATTGTAATTCACCGAAGCCCAATTGCAATTGGATTCAACGGTTCCTATCACGTACATGGCATACATGCTCTGATTTGACATAATATCAACCTTTTATTCTACCATGGCATAGCGAGATTGAAAGCGGAATTAGCGCCCGCGTTTCCCGGCTGTCCGGCGATAAGCCGTCCGTTTCCGTCGAAAGTTCCGTCGCCGCTGACAAGCGCCATGAATCCCTGCGTTCCTGAGTTGCTGAGGCCGACTCCCCACGCGCGTTGTCCGCCATACGTCATGTTCTCGTTGACTCGCGCCCACTCGGGAATTCCCGAAAACCTTCGTTGGTCAGCCGAAGCCGAATCGCCCGCCATGAAATTGTAGAAGATTGTACCGCCCGTTGCTGTGATGGAAAGCTGAGCCACGCCGCCATTGCTCTTATGCCAAGATTCCGTGCGCCCCGAATAGCTTCCGTTAATAGCGCTTGCCATGTACGACGCTATCACCATCGCGCCTTGCTCGTTGGGGTGAATGTCGCCGTTCGGGAAATTGGCGGAATTCCCGAGGTTCCAAGTCCAAGCCCAGTTGACGCCTTCCGCGCCAGCCTGAGAAGCACCCGCCAGAACGCCCGCCGCCTTCTCTCTGTCGTACGCGGTAGAAGCCTTCTTGTCGTACAACATGGGAACCATGATGATACGCGCGTTCGGGAAATAATTCCGCGCGGCACCTACAAGTGACACTGTAAGAGATTTTGCCGAATCGTAATCCATGTTATCGTTTCGTCCGCCCGCAACCAATACGATGCCGACACGATTGTTATCAAACGATGAATCAGAATGAGCCCTCTCGATTTGGTCAATGAACTTGTTGCCACTGACACCGAACCCAGCTCCCGACACACCGAAATTCTTCAAAGTCCAGCCATGAAGCAACTGAATGAGCTTGTTAGGCCACTTGTTCGCCGCGCTCCCATCGGAATACGAATCGCCGCAAGTCACGATGATGTTGTTCTGAATGTTCTCGGGAATGGTTGGAATGTCGGTTTTCAGGGCGTACTTAGCATCGGACGTAGCCTTCGGATATGCGACTCCCACGTTTTCCTTGGTTGCCAATCCGGTTGAAAGTTCGGACTTCGTGCTATACTTAGCGTCCGAATCCGATTTCGAGTATGCCACCCCCTTATCTTCCTTGCCTGTTTGAAGTGCCGTGATAGCGGACTTGTTGTCGGAAATTTCCGTTTCGGTCGTATCGACACGCTTGGACAAATCCAAGACGTTTCGCGCATTGGTGTCGGCCTTGGTGTCCATGTCCCTCAAAGCCGTGTCGATTTTCATGTTGTCGCCGTTGACATCCCCCCGCCATGACGGTTTGTCCGTGTCGGTGAATTGTGATAGACTGAAATTAGGTGTTTTGTTTGTGCTTGACATTTTAGTTCTCCTTGAATCTTACGAATCCGTTTGCATCTACATACAGATTGTCAATCTGCTGTGCCGTCAATCCTTTTGTTGGCGGTACTGTAGTATCTTCAACCATGACGGTTTTAGCAAAATCGTCAATCTTCTTGTTATCGGCGTTAACGTCGGTCAGAAAACTCGGCCTGTCTGTTGGCTGATATTGAGACAATCCGAGTTTGTCCGTCTTTCCTGTACTTGCCATTCCCTCTCACTTTCCTTCAAATGATTGTGCTTGTGGATTCAATTTCATGAAACTGTTTTCGATTTCCTGTCTCGTTGGATAGGGGTTTACGGGTTCTGTTGTCTGAGGTGGGTTGAGACTAACACAAAAATCCGGTCTACCTTTATACGTCCCGTTGAGTGGGTTGAGTCGCGTACTTGCCGCCAAATCATATTGACGTGCCGTGATTCCGCGGGTGTCATATTCCGCCGCCGTCAATTGCATTTCGTCATAATCGGGCGCAAAGATTCCGTAATACCTGAGATTGTCGTACATGTCGCCCAAAACGTTCGACACCGAATCGTAATTGCCGCGAACTGGCGAGAAGGCAACGCCCGAGATTTGCGTGTCCTTAATCATGGCAATCAACTGATTGTACATGTCAAACAATCTGTCATTCAGTTGTTTGGCAAGTTCCTCTAGCTGATTTATCAGATTGTCCTGTAGGTTCTCGGTGTGCTCGGAAAGCTCGTTTATATTCTCGCTAAGCTCATTGAGATAATTCTGAAACTGCTGTATTTTCTGTAGTAAAGTTGTAGTATCACGGAAAACATACGGCTGAGAGGTAGTGAACACCTCACGCGGCATGCCCACAATAATCGGCGGAATCATACCACCCACTAGTGATGCCATATTAAAACCTCCCTATATTAGGATAGTATACACCCAATTGGGGACTATGCATATTGTCGCCGCCACCCCAAACACCCAAGAAACACTTGTCCAATGAATCAATCACCATGTTATCGATGTTAAGCATCGTGTCTCGATACTGTTGCAAGAGCTGTGACGGCGACATTCCGCTATAGCCATGCGTATGCGCCGTGGCCTTGCCGGTATTGTCGGAATGTGAAAAATCCGTTGAGCTGTTCGCCGTGGAATCGCTCGAACTTTCCGACGTTGCGTGTGCCGTGCCTGTTACGTCGGAATCGGTTACATTGCTTGATGTCGCATAGTTTCTGTAATCGCCTTCCGTCGCCGTTTGGGGCAATTCATTGTTCACGCTTTGCGCTTTGGTGTGGTTGTCTGATTGCGAGTCGCTTTTGCCTTTTGATTCACTGTGCTGTGTAGAACTTGACTTCGAGCTTGATTGTGCTACATCATTACTGTTGCTTTCATTGTCCATTAGAGTAGTCGAAAGCCAGTCTATTTTTTCGGCTTGCGACTTGTAGAGCTGATTGAAATAGTCCATTCCCTCGCACATGTTCCGTCCGAGATAGAACACGAACTGCTCAACCGTCTCACTTCCGATTTCACGCAATGCGTAGTGTTGCACAATCTTGCGATTGAGCTTAGCTCTATAGGATTCATCGAAGATAGGATAATGAGCGGAATCGAGGTGAAGTTTCTCGGGCGTATTATAGCCCATTGCTATGACATTTCCAAGAGTAAGCGTGAATTCAGCCGCGCCGACGTCTTGCGCAAATTCGTCAAACGTCTGTTCACTCATTGTCGTTACCTCCTGTCACATCGAACATGCCGCCTGTTGCCACGTCTGACCAATCAACACCGACGGTTATGCCGAAAAGACTGTTTATCGTGTCGCAAGCCTGTTGTCTTGATTTGAGAAAACTGAGTCTAAAAACGTCGGTTGTCTCGCTTCCGGCTTGTACTTCATCGGAAATTAGACGTTCTTTCTTCTCGTTGTTCGCGTTCTCAATTCCAAGGAACTTCACACACTCGTTCCAAATCTGCGCTTTGGACTGTAGTATCTTGTCAAGATTTGACTGTGAATTATTCGGGAAAACGCGAACATCATTCATGATTTCCGTACCGTCCGTTGTCAGAATAACCGGCATTCCCTCCTCGCGTTGACGGAACATGTTTTCAACTGTTAGTTTTTGTTCCTCGGTACATGCTATGATAAGAGGAACGGACATGTTTTCAAGACTAATATCTAACGCCCTGTCAAGCAACGCCAAGCGTTGTGCGTAGATGAACATCACGTCAAGCATTGGCGCTCGAAGCTGATTGTCCCAAATCGGAACACACTCTTTGCTGTCAAGGGTCTTGTACCAATAATTGTTTCCTTGCGGCGTGAATCGCGTCGGCTCCAGATACGTGTTTATCGAGCCGGAATAATTAGCCCAAGTCGCCATGTACCGATGCAAAGATTTATCAATGAAGAACACCACCAATCCGCGCTCGAACAAAGTCAGTTCTATAAACCGTTCAGGGATTCCCTCGGGTAGTCCAGTCCACTTGAATCGTGATACGGCCAACATCTCTATGAGTTTTTCGTACATCGAGACGCGTGAAGACTGTTGGTATTGTCCCGTGTTCATCGCAAATCTTGTGTGGTTGGTCGGCAACATGTCAGCATAGCGCCGTGCGTCCCGTTCCCTCTTGTATCTTTTGCTAGTCATTTTGTCGCATCTTCCTATTAGAATGAAATGTTGTCCATAGGCTCATTGTCGCCATAGTCTGTTTGTCCGATGTATTCAGGCTTGGCCCATACGGTTACACCCTTCTCGAAAATTCCCTTTATTGTGAGACGGTATTCTTCTGGGCATGTCGATGATTTGATGTACAATTCGTGCATCTTCCAAAAAGTGAATTTTGTCATGCACATAAGCCCTTGCGGCGGGGTCATGAATCGTTGTACGTAATAACCGTATCGCAACCAATATTCGCCAATCATTTGCATGGCGTACGGTTGCAATTGCCTGAAACGGACAAGCAAACCAAAATTGCCGTTCGATACGTTGAAAGCGTCGCCGCCCATAGCTCCCGAATTGCTAGGCTGTATAAGCGCCATGTCCTGAATCTTCGCATTGATTCCGGCTATGGTGTTCGCATAGTCGCCGCTTGCCACGGCGTTCGCCAAATTCCTGTTCATGTCAGCGAATTCCATAGTCTGACTGTTGGACAAGTTCGTTGTCTGCGTTCCGTAGCTATTCGCCTGTGATGTTTGTGCGGCGTTGGTTCCCAATGTGTTTTGCAAGTTGGCTTGACGTGCCGCCGTATCGTTGGCGTAGGTGGCTCCCTGTTGTGCTACATTGATTCCGGTTCCTACGATTGCGCCGATTGCCCCCGCGCCGTTTCCACTTGCAATGTTTCCGGCGACACCGACAACGCCGTTTGCCGCCGTTCCAATCATGTTTATCGCGGCGGCGTTCTGAGCCTGTTGCTGTGCAATGTCGGTTGAATTTGTGAGACTGTTCGCGGTTATGCTGTTCATGGCGTTTCGGTTTCCGATTGCCAACTTGTTGCCTTGCGTAGCATACTGTGTGGACAATTGGGCTTGCGCGTATGCGTTGTTCGCTCCCATCTGTGTTTTGGCTTGCGCCCAACTCGCGTTGCTGTATTGCCAATTCAGGCTATGCGCCTGACTTGCGATAACGGCAAGAGCGTTGTTGTTGACGATAGTGAATTGCGGCAAATTGTCTATACCGCAAGCCGCCGACAAATATTCGCCGCTGTCAATCGCCGCGCCGTTCCCGTATGCTTCCGTCCCTTGTGTCGGTTTGTCGATTACGTTACCGCCGTTTGAATTATACCCTTTGGGGTAGAATTTCAATCGTGCGTTAGGTTGTGCCATGCCATGCATTTCATCGATTGTCAAATCGTCCGAGTCAATCAGTTCGGGTTTCAGTATCAAGGATTGTCCGTTAAGCGATGTCAGTTCAATCGAAGCATAAGGGAAAGTGAGGAACTTTCTTAGATAGCGATACCGTTGCGGTATGTTGAAATACTGTCTGAAATTCCCTATTTTAAGGAATTCGTACACGCGGTTCTTCCACCCCCCGTGCGGGATATAGCCTTTGCCGCCGTGAATGTCCTGAATGTCCCCAAGATACGAGGGGTCTATGCGCGGGCAAAGATATATGGACGTGATGCCCTGCGACACCCAAGGCGTATCAGAAACACCCAACATGAATTGAGTGAATTCAAGCCACTTGTCAAAATAGACGAATTGACAGCCGTTCGGCAACGACTCGAAGAAACTTCCTGACGCGGTTTTCAAGTGTGGGTTCCGTTCGTCCCCAGCGTCCGCCGTAAGGTCGGTGTTCGATACGACTATCACGCCGTAGTTCGGCAAGTCCACGCCGCCCTCCGAATCCACCCCCATAAGCGATTTCCATTGCTGATGTGTGATTGCCGTTTCGCTTCCGGTGTCCAAACCCTCGGATAGGCTGAGATAGGTTTTCCCGTGGTCTTTCCATTGGTTTGTGTTGGCTACTCCCGCATGTCCTCGTTCTACGTAGCACATTCCAAGTTCGATGTCAAATTGGAAAGATTGCCAAACGTCCAGCATGATGTTAGCTTGCGTCACGTTCGCGTTGACATACGTAAGCGATTGCACAAAGTAATACCACACTCGCGGCTCTTCGATTGTCGGATAGTCATTGTATACTACAAGATAATTGTATTTTGATGCCTCATTAAAAGGTATCGGCAAACGTACCGGCAAGCCGAAACGTGACATGCTACCGCCCTTGAATTCCGTAGCCGGTTGTCTTTGGAACCAATTATACTGTTCTGTAGGGTTATCGAATTTCACAATATCCCTATATGACATGTCCCACGTGACATTGCACAGACGGAATGTCGTGTTGGGTGTCCAAATCGCCCAACTGAACGAGCTTTCATCTTTCGCCACGACAACCTACTTTCAGATACGATAATGGCCGGTAGTGTTTCTACCGGCCATTATATCACAACCCCGTTACCGCTCTAGGGTTTCCTCGGTTTGGGGATTACGCGGCGGCAACCGTCACAGACTTCTTTCCTTCAACCGTGAACACAGTGGCGCTGACGTTCGCCGTCCCCGTCGCAACGCCGGTAATCTTGCCATAGTTGTCGATGGTCGCCGTCGCCGGCTTGTCCACAGACCATGCCACAAGGTTGGTCACATCGGGGGTTCGGCCATCGGTCAAAGTGGCGACAGCGTGAAGCTGAGTCGTGCCCCCAACGCTGACGGTTGGCGTGGCGGGCATGATGTCCAGTTTGGTGACGGCCATCGGCGCGAATCCAAGCAAGCCTTCACCCTTGACCGGAACCGTAAGCGAGGCGGACACGACCGAATCAATCTCAGGCGTGGCCGGATTGATATAAGTCGCCTGTGCCGACACTTTCAACTCGTTCAGCGTTTCATCAAGGCCAACGACAAGGACGCCCGTGTTGGTGATGTGCGTGAATTGCGACCTTGGTTCGGTTTCAAGCTTGTAACGGATTCCGTTCGGCTTGAACGTCGGATTGCCGTCAACCTCGATGTCGCTGACCACCTGAACAAGATTGCCACGCTCGACACCATCGGGCGTGTAGGCGGGTTCGCCATACTTGGACAAACGCAACTGAAATTCGGGCTTGGTCGTCACGGTTCCTTCAGGCATGTTGATTTTCTCCAGACTCCCGTCACCCGTCCACATGAGTACGGCGGGAACGAACGGGGAAAGGCTCAAAGCCTCTTTGTGATGCAAGAACGTGTTCTGTGCAAGGTTGACGGGGTTTTGTCCCGACGTGGTTGTTTCATAGAGATAGTCCCAGCAGAAGAAGAAGTCACGTGTCGTGATGATGCATTGCACGCCCTCGTTCAAGCCGAAGTTCTCTTGCGGAATGTCAACGATACGATTGGCGGTTTTCACATACTCTTCGTTAAAGAGCATGGCGAGGCCGTTCACATCAATCGCCGCATGAAGTTCGGGGGACATGAAGAAAATCAAATCCTCTTTCTTTACCACGCTCGGCATATGGGCGGCGTTGTATTTCGTCCAAGGCTGTAGCGGCAAAGTGTTGATGATTGTCCGCATCTGACGAAGGAACGTCCGCGCCATGTCGGGAGTTGAATTGGCGTTGCGTACATCGTCGGTATGGATACGCCAATAGCCGCCCATTCTAGCGTATTCCGCGAACAAGTGGCACATCTGAAGGAATTCGTCAAGATTATCGGACGTGCGAAGAGAGCCGACAACCTGCGAAATAAGCTGACGCAAGCCATCGTCTTGGGTAAAGGCATAACGCAACTGCGATTCATTGATAGTCGCGCCGTACCACTCTTCTCGATTCACCGTGTGGAATACCGATTTGACTTCGTTCTTGTACGTTCCGAAGATGTCGGCGGCCAAATATTCCTGATTGGGGTCATAAACATGGGCTTTGGCAAGTCCAACGGCGACTTCCTCATACGTCTTGCCGTAGCGGATAGGCGCTTTCTTGAATTCGGCAAGTGTATTGTCGAATTGAAGCGTGTGAATGTATTGCCCCGCGATACGGTTCACTAGAGCCTGATAGAATTCATTTCGCAACGTCGGGAACTTCATCATGTATTCAAGCGAGTCGCGCACGTTGCCTTGCGTGGCGGCGGGGATACGCTGATTGAACATCGGTGATGCCTCATTGCGAATCGCATTGAGAATATCCGCGTTGTTGGTGTCGATTAACGGGCGAACATGTTCGCCGTTCTGTGTGGTCATTGTCCTATCTTTCTGCTAGTCGTTTTCTTTGTTTGCAAAGAGGTCTTCAACCCTGACTTCTTCCGGCTCAGGTTCATCGTCCGAATCCGAAACGCCGTCGCCGTCGTTGTCGCCATCGGTCGCAACGCCGATTTTATCATTGAGTCCGAAGTTTTTCATCATGGCCCGAAGATTCTCATTCTCTGTTTCAAGTTTCTCGATACGGCGAAGCATGTCGGCAATCTTGTCGGCGCTTTCATCTTCCGGCGACTTCTCTTCTTCATCGTCTTTCGGCTTGATGTCATCGTTTGGCGTATCGGGTTTCGTTTCCTCGGACGTGGTTTCTTCCACATCTTCCTTTTTTTCTTCATCTGCCATGTTCGCTCCCTAGGGTTTAAGGTGTGACGGCGACAATCACGCCGCCGTCACTTTATGAGTATGCAAGACGTAGGGCAACCGTAGGCCGTCCCGCCCCACCACGGAGTAGAATCCGGCGCGTAAGTCAATACGGGTTTCCGCCATTTCCTACAATATCGCGCCCCTTGTCTTGGACTCACTGATATTATATCACAACCCTGTTACCAAAATCATCGATAATCTCTGAACCGTGATGGAATTTTTCCCAAGGTATGGGCGTGTTCCGGCTCATTCCCGAGGACACCAAATCGTAGCCGGTTCCGTCAGCGCGTTCCCCCTGATACAACCCGACACCCAAAATCCGCAATCGTTTCCAATGACGTTCCGTTTTCCACTTTCCCAATTCTGTCGGTGACTGCTCTATTCCTTTCGGTGGTTCCACGCCCGTCAGTACGAATCCGTCCGTGTTGGCGTACACGACTCGCTCGGAATTGAGTCGCATGGCGGCAAGCAATCTACGCCGCGCTATCGCGTTAACGTAAATCGACACGGGTAGGTAGTGCGATGATTGGTTGTTTGGCGAATCGCCTATAGACCATTCCACATTTCCACCCTGAATTGCGCTATCACAGATTGTTTCACGTAAAACATTCGGTATAAGGCACTTGCCACGCGCGAACGTGCCGAATTTGCCGACAAGCGAATTAAGCATAAGTTTAGACATTTGGCGTTTCGCGCCGGTTGACCCTTGTTTCACAGCGCCCCATATGTCCACATAATCCGCAAAGAATCCCTTTGATTTTCTGAATTTCCACCCGCCGACATGCCTATACACGGAAACGTCATAATTATCATATAATAATTGTTGGTCTACATCACATAGTGACATGGTGACGTATCCGCGTGTTGACACTATTCTATCACTGTCGGAGTTTGTGCTTGTACGTGGTATCGTCAACCACGGATAGCCGTTCTTTTTCAAATCCGCGCGAAATGTCAAAGTGTCGATATGCAACGGCATATCTTCATCATACGAATATTTGCCGTCGTATTTCTCGTAGTCGCCGTATGGTAGAAATTCATCACGCATGATTGACGGGTACATACTGTTGCAATCGTAGTCAAACGTTTCGCCATAGTCGCCGTTCTTTGCCTGCACGTATCCGCCAATGTACCCGGTCCGTATTTTCAATTCTTCCGACATTTCAATATCGGGGAATTCCTCACTGTAATGCACCATCCCCATATTTCGACGGAAATGCCGCATGGCCTCGCTTCCGATGGTCATGCCACCTATATCCATGTTCTCACATTCCCGCAATATGTTCATTATGGCTTCTGTTTTTGTTTCGCCGTATCCCTCTGTTTCCAAGTCTGCCAATGTCGAGCGCAAGAGGTTTTCAAGACGAAACACTCGAAGCTTCAAACCTCTTGCGTTTTTGAACGACACATGATATAATACCCTGTTTGTCCCTCTTAGACAACTGACACACATCTTGCGACGGCCCGTCAAGTCAAACTCTATTCCATTGCCCATAAGATACGCGAGCCAATCAATCGCAATGTCGTCATTCGTCTCATACAACATCACGTTTTCTTCCAACGACATGGCGTATTTCGTCATTCCTTGCATGTCGCCTTGTAGCTCTGTTCCGTCAGCGAGATGGATTATAGAGCCGTCCCAATATCCCAACATATTTTTAGCGGCCTTTCATTTCAGCTTCAATTATATCATATCACATGTACTTTTTGACTGACTTGAAGAATTCGGCAAAGTCGTTAGGTTCCTTCTTCCTTCTTGTTGATTCCGCTTTACTGGGTTTATAGCTTTTTGCCATGTCCATAAAATCATTCAGTTTTGTTATCACTTCTTCACGTTCGCTATAGTCTCCATCGAAAACATATACTCCCATGCCTTGACGATTACGACCTTTTGGACTTCCTGTCACGGTTGTCGCCACCTGCCTGAATGATGTAGCTTCTTCTAAAAAATCTTTCTCCCATTGAGAAAGATGCCTATAACGGTTCATCGTTCCTACAGATATGGCGCCCAACCGATTTATCAAATCCAAATTATCGTAACGCTTGCGCTGACTGCTTCCTTCCTTGCCGCGCTTAGCCCATTGCACGTTATCATAGCTTTTCGCCTTTCTCCTACTGCGTCCCTTGTACGGCTTGTTCAAACGTTCCGCCGCGTCCAACACCTCAGATTCAAGCACATCACGTTTCATGTCCGCCACGAATTCAACATCATTCAACACATTCGTCATTTCCATCAACGCACGATACTTCGGGTTTCCCTGTAACACCTTTTCGGACAACCCAGTTTCGTCTATATCCAACCCATAACGTTCCCTGTACCTCTGTCGCTCTATGGTACGTTTCGCCTGTAGCTTCTCGTTTTCCTGAGCTTTTCTAATCTTCGCTTTCGCTTGCGCCCGCCTACGCTGTTGCTGACGCAACGTATGCCGCCGTCCACTTGGGGCGGCTTCTATTTCCGCATCGGTTATCACCGGACGTGCGGCAAACATTCTATCCTTTTTGGTGACGATTATCTTGGGAACATTGTAATACTGTTGTTGAGCACGGCGCATCACTTCACGCTTCACCCGCTCTTGTTCCTTGCCTAGATTATTGGCGACGGCAATGAGTTGCCTATCTGTAAGTTTCCTAATCGTGTTTTCGTCATACGACCTCAATGTCGTGACGCTTCTAGCCGCTTGATTTTCTCTTGCCTGCCTGCTTCTTGCGGCGATTTCATATTTGCGTTGGCGATTCGCGTACCGTCGTGCCTTCTTGCTTGCTTTTCGTGCCATGTAACACCCCAACGTAACGACAAGCCCCGAACCTGTTGGGCGGTTCGGGGCTTGCGGTGGTTATTGCGATAGCATTGCCTGTATGCCCGCAATAATCAGTATACTACTTCTTCGCCGGTTTGTCAACAATCGCAAGCGTGAGGAACTTGTACATGCTGTTAGTTCGACTGTGCTTTTGCATTACCTTGACGGTAAGAGGTTCGCTCCACGTCTGAGGCTCACCAAAGAGGGTGAAAATCTGATGAAGCGAATTGACGATACCGGTAGAGGTCGCAGTATAGGCCTTACCTTCGGGCGTGACAAGAATCGTTCGGACAGCGGGCGTGACTTCTCCCGTCTGATTGTCCGTCACCTGAACGTTTTGCATGATAACATCCTTGATGGTGATTTCCTCGTTCAGATGTTCGTCAAGACGTTCGGGGTCTTGCGAGGCGTTGAAAGCCTTAATGCTCCCCTCACGGGTTGTCGTGTCAATGCTTGTAACAAGCATTCCGCCATTTCCCATGCTGGTGAGGGTTACGGGCGCCTCTACTGTCGCGATTTCGTTAGCCATAATAACCACCTTTCATTTTAGTTTTTGGCTGACATTTTTAACAATATCACTTCTTGTCGGGATTGTCAACTTCACCGACGTTCTTGCCGGACTTGTTTCGAGCCCCCGAGAAAGGCACTTCAATATCCTCCCCCGTAGGCTTCGCATACTTGAAGAACTCTTCTTCCGGCATCGCATAAGTAACACGATGATTGGTGATTCGCACGGCGATATAGTCGTCACCCTTCTCACGCTTGAGCTTATCCTTCACGCCCTTAGGCGTCGAGAACATGCCATCAATATCACACTCGAAGTCCTCGAAAGTCCCTTCAAGCTCATTGACGCGCTTGCCAACCACGTGTGCATAACCACGGGTTCGCACAACCCAAGAGGACACACGGTTGCTCTTCTTCTTTTCTACGGTATTCTTTTCGGCTTCCGCCATTTCAACCACCTATCTCTGTTCCAACGTCGTTCGCATCTCGAACAACTGATTATCAGTATAGCACGTAGTGTCAAGCCTGTCAAATGATGCAAAGCATTTCCCTATGATTTTCATGATTACCGGTCGGTCTTTCCAAAGATTCTCACAATCATAGGACGTGCACCCCTTGCATCTACATATAGCAGACCAAGCGACCAAATAGGGCAAATAGACAACGCCCGTAATCTGCTGTACGTTCACACCGCAATTCAAGGCGTCCTTAGCGGTGCTTGATTGCTTCAATGATATGCACGCCATAGCCGCGTATATGATGCCGTCACGAAACGCTATCTGTGTCCCGCCCTTGTGATAGAATTCACCCAACATGGTCACAACCCTACAAAGCGTCTCCCAGTCGCCATGAACGCCATCATACCCACGTAGGTTAAGATTCCGCATCTCGCCTTTCATGACCATTTTCACACGCGAATCCTGAAACGGATTGTCATCCCATTGCCTACGCTCGGGAACCGGCTTTCCATCGAATCCCGCCGTTTTGCCAGCAATAGGCTTGTTCCTGTATTTCATCAAAACCCCATTTCCGAATCGTCCTTCGATTCACGCCAACCTTGCGAATAACCTTCCGCCCAATCATGCTCATACATCTTTGGACATTCGTAAGGCCTCGACGAGTCGAATTGTTCTTCATTCTTATAGTCGAGCCACCCTCTTGCATATCCTTCCTTGCACCAATGTTCGGCACATTCAGGATTATACTCGCTGAAGCGCTTCTTACACAAGACGCGTAATGCACTGACCATAATAACCACCTTTCAACTTTACGACAACACCAAGCCACACGACCCGACACCACCACCATACCACACAACCAAACCAAACACAAACCACAACAACCAAACCAACACAACACCACCGTAAGCAAATACGACCACCACGCCCAACAAACACACACACACACGATAACAGAACAAACAAACATACGCGACACAGCTACAAACAATCATGGGAAAAAACCTACACCAGACCACCACCCACCTC